CGAGCTATTTGGAATCGTTGTGATAATGACGATACTAACGAAGGGCATAGTCCACATAAAAAAGGTACAAAGAAATACAAAGCACACATGGCGGCAATGCATGCTGAAGATAAAAAGAAAATGGTTAAGGATCCAAAAACAGGTAAGATGGTTCCAAGTTATGCAATAGACGGCAAAGGTGATAATGATCTTAAAGAGAAGGTATCAATTTCCCAAGTTAAAGAAAGTATCAATACTAAGTCCACAGACAAGAATCGCATAGTAGCGGATTATATTGGCGGATACTTAAATGGAAACCTTACTGAATCACAAGTTAAAGATGAAATTAAACATGTAGTAAGTCAAATACGCGAATCTGTTGATGCTAACGTAATATACACTAACATGCGTAAAACTAATATACAAGAATCTCTTGATAAAAAATTAATGGTAAGAGAAAGTATTGCACAACTCCAAAAAATTGTATCAGACAAGCAAATGATGCCAGTTAAATTTACTGACGGCAGTATGAAAATTGATATGACTACAGCAAATATAGTTCTAGATGCATACAAAAAGGTTAAGCCTGAAAATCAACAAAAAATAGAAAAAATGATGGAAACAAAATACGGGTTTAAGCGTTTATTAGATATCATCTATAAATAATGATTGCTGACAGTACTGAAGATTTTGTATGGGCGAGTATTGACCCAGATGATATCTGGGTCATGGATAAACTAATACTGTCAAGAAAATTAGGGTACGTTTGTGGTCCAGTTGGGCTTGATGTTCCGATACCAGGATATTATATTGTGCGACCATGTGTTAACATGTTAGGTCTAGGGTTAGGGACACGGCGGGTATGGATAGAAAAAGAAACTATGCATTTGCCATTAGGATACTTTTGGTGTGAATTCTTTGAGGGCAGACACCTTAGTGTAGATTATAACTATGGATTACAGCGGTTATGTGTTGAAGGATTTAAACCATTAGATACATTTACTAAATGGAGCGAATGGAAACGTACTACAGACTATGTAACCCGTCCTAATATATTACTTGACTTATTAAAAAGATACGAATGGATTAATTGTGAATTTATTGGCGGTAATCTTATTGAAGTTCATCTAAGACACAACGAAGATTTTGACGGCGGTATTAATCATTTTATTCCAGTATGGGAGGGACAAGACACTACCCCACCAAATGGATATCAATATAAAGATTATCCAGACGCACATGGACGTATAGGAGCGTTTATAAAATAAATACATTTAGTATAAAAAGGAAAAACTATGAGTAAATTTACATTTGACTTTAAAGGAAGATATGTAGCAGACATCTTACATCTTGGTAAAGATGACGCTATGGAATGGTTAGGCGCAATGCAAGATGTATTGCCTAAATATGACATTAATACTCCAGAAAGAGTTGCTGGATTTATGGCTCAAACTGGGCATGAATCCAATGGATATAAGGTACTTACTGAAAACTTAAACTACAGTGCAAAAGCACTCGATGCTATATTTGGCAAATATTTTAAACGAGCTGGGAGAGATGCAAATGAATATCATAGACAGCCTGAAAAAATTGCGAACGTTATTTACGCAAACAGAATGGACAACGGTGATACCAATTCCGGTGATGGCTGGAGATTTAGGGGCGGTGGCATACTGCAACTTACAGGTAGAAGCAATTATACAAGATTTGGAGAATCAGTTGGAATGAGTGCTGAAGAAGCAACTGACTATGTACGCACAAAAGAAGGTGCTCTTGAGAGTGCATGTTGGTTCTGGAAAACAAACAACTTAAACAAATACTGTGATAATAATGATATCACAACATTGTCTAAGCGTGTTAATGGTGGTACAATTGGTCTTGAAGATCGTATTAAACATTGGAATCATGCAATGGAATTGTTTACTGGAGTAGCAGCACCACACGTAGAAGAGAAGCTAGACATTAAACTTATTAAAAAAGGCAGTAAGGGATCGCTTGTTAAAGCAATGCAAGAAGTGCTTGGACTTGATGCTGATGGCGACTTTGGCCCAGGCACAGAACGTGCGGTCAAATCTTGGCAAGCTGAAAATGGACTAACACCTGATGGCATTGTAGGACCAAAAACACTAGCTAAGATGGGTATTGAATAATGGCAGCAAACGATGATGATCAAGGAAAGTTGGAAATTGCCGTAAGAGTATTGGGTAATGAACTAGTTGCTTTAAAAATGGTAGTAGATGATTTTAAAATGAAATGGTTAGTAATCGGTGTATTCACCATTGTGTCATTATTTTGGGCCGCTAGTAAATTTGGTCCAGCATTAATGGGAACATTTGGATCATGATAAGCAAACAGTGTAAAGCACATTTAAATGATGTTGGAGAAACAGGATTACAACATATGGTAGTGGCATTAAAAACCGCAGTTAGGTTACAACTATTGGTTCCTGCACTAATTATTCACAGCATCGCACCTAGGTGCTTTACACACACAGCAACTAATGTGATGAAAGATATTTTGGAGAAAAGAAAATGAATTGGATAAAAGAACGTATCGGTGAACGCACCACATGGGATGGTGGCGTGATGATCGCAATGGGGTTGATTGCATTGTTTGCAACTAGCTTTATTAAATTAGCGGCAATTGCAGCAATTGCATATGGCGCATGGACTATTTGGAAAGCAGAATAGTATGTGGGAAATGATCGAACGCATGGCTAGCGATAGGCTTTGGATTTACACTGCACTTGCTGGAAGTGTGTTCGGTGCCATATTTGTGGCATATATTAGTACTACACGTATAGGACTTTGGTCTTATGCCAAAATTGATAACTGTGTAGACTATTTGGTAGAACGTTGGGGCTGGACATGGTTACAACAGCCAGAAGATGCATGGCGTAAAAAGTATCCACACGTTACTAAGAAAATAGATAAACTAGAAACTCGTATTGAAGAACTAGAGAGAAAAGACAGACAATATCATAATTATTAACTTGACATTTCTATTGTAAACCTGCTATACTATAGTAAGATTATAATATAAACAAGGAGCAAATATGCCTACACGATCATTTAGTAGTTCAGAAATTACAAAACTAAAGCAATTAATGAGCGAAGGAATTCAAGTAACTAGTGAAGTTGATGCATTAAAAGAAGGTCTTAAAGATACAGTTAAGGCTATTGCTGAAGAAATGGATATGAAACCAGCACTACTTAATAAAGCAATCCGAATTGCTTACAAAAATGAGTTTGCTCAAACACAGGATAACTTTAGTCAAGTTGAAGAAATTTTAGCGGCTGTAGGTAGAGACAATTAATGCTCGACTTAAAAGTTATTGAAGTAGAACATTACACAGACAAATTATTTAGAATACAAACAGAAAGACCCCGTAGTTTTAGATTTACTGCGGGGGAGTTTGTTATGATAGGTTTAGAAGATGCACCTAATAGGGCATACAGTATTACTAGTGGTCCATATGATGACTACATAGAATTTTACAGTATTAAAGTACAAGATGGACCGCTAACAAGTAAACTACAGCATATTCAAGTAGGCGATACTATTCGTGTAGGCGAGAAGCCAACAGGTACACTTATACTTGCTAACTTAGAGCTAGGCGGGCACCTAGTAATGATGGCAAGTGGTACTGGTATTGCTCCGTTTATTAGTTTACTACGTGAACCAGAAACATATGACTTGTTTGAGAACATTACAGTAACATGGACCACTAGGCTACATGCTGAACAAGACTGTTACCGAGACTTCTTGAATGAGATGCCAATTGAATACATCAGCACAGTTACACAAGAGCCAGCTGAACTACAAGGACGTATTCAAAAGTTTATGGCAGATGGTACAGTACAGATTGACAATCCTGCTGAACAGCGTATAATGTTATGTGGAAGTGTGGCATTTAATAATGATTTGAAAGAACACTTTAACAGTCTCGGATTTAATGAGGGAAACAAACGCACACAAGGTACGTTTGTACAAGAAAGGGCGTTTGTTAGTTAATGTATGTAGATGCACATTTTGATCGTAACAAAGATATTATCTATGTTGCTGAACGTATTAATGGCCATAGAGAGTATCGAGAGTACCCGCCAAGCTATATGTTTTATTATAAAGACCAACGTGGGAAATATGAAAGTATTTTCGGAGACAAACTCTCACGGTATTCAACTACAAATGGCAAGGCATTTAAAAAAGAAAAGAAAATGTATGGTGGACAAACATTATTTGAAAGTGATGTTAATCAAGTTTTCAAATGTTTGGAAAACAACTACTTGGGGAAAGAACCTCCTAAACTAAACACTGCATTTTTTGATATTGAAGTTGACTTTGACAAAGATGTAGGATTTGCACCGCCAGAAGATCCGTTTAATCCTGTTACTGCTATTGCTGTTAACTTAAATTGGATTGGCAAGACAATATGTATTGCTTGTAAGCCTGATACACTCACTAAAGAAGATGCACAAGAAATTTGTGATAGATTTCCTGACACACTTCTTATGGATACAGAAGAAGAACTGCTTCGAACATTTTTAGAGTTAATTGAAGACGCAGACGTAATGAGTGGATGGAATAGTGAAGGATTTGATATTCCATATTTGGTAAACCGCATTACACGTATACTTGGAAAAGATTACACACGTAAATTTTGCTTGTGGGATCAACTACCAAAGCGCAGAGAGTTTGAAAAATATGGCAAGGCACAAGAAACATATGATACAATTGGTCGATTGCATTTGGATTATATGCAACTATATCAGAAGTACA